ATAATTTCGTAGGGTACCACAAGCGCTTTAGCTCGTAGTATAATAGGTTAAGATGCTTTCTAAGTCTTTTGACCTAAAACATCTGACGGAGAAGTCTCTGTCCACAGTCACCGCAAAGCTCGGCGGTGGCGTGATTCAAGAAAGAGTTACTGGTCTGCTTCGTGGTGTCGCGATGATTGTCGCGTACCACAAGGCCCCGGAGGTGGTGATCGAATCACTTCTCGGGCAGCTCTCCGTTTTCCTCAACGTTGAGAGCGAGTCCCAGTTTCTGAAGCGCGCTAAGTATGTACTCGTCTGCCCAATGGCAGCGTACCTACGTAATGCAGCTCCGGAAGCTGAGCATCGGATCGTTTACCAAGGGGCTTGGAAACGTTGGATGAAGTCTCGTCTAAATGCGTACAATAAGCGAAATACCCATCTCTGGTTCTCGTTCATGCAGTGCAAGCGCTCGTGCTTGCCACTCAGTGAATCGATAGTCCATGAGACGTATCTCAAACATCGTGCGCAGATGGAACGAACTGACCCTCTCCAGGACAAGGACGAAGTCTTGAATATCGTCATGTCTCGACTGGAGCCGATGTTGGCAAAGATCGCTGCCAAACTCACGCGTGTTTCGGACGACACGCTTCAAGCACTCGAACACAAGGCGTCTCAAAACGCTGCGTGGGAAGCAAGCCGAGCCCGCGGTGGGCAGGCAAGCTATCTTGCAGAACGTCTGAAAGAATCTGCATTCGAGGCCTCGTCGTCCGACGGGGTGCGCTTCGCACCGAAGGTTGAAGATCTTCGGTGTATGCGCGAGGTGCCGGTATCACTCACAAACAGCGAACGTGTTGTGCGTGCCAGTGATACGGCTATACGAGGGTCCGGTCAGGACGTTGTGCATGGTAGCACACAGTCTGAGTATTTCGATTCCGTTCTGCATGCAGAATGGTCCCGACGACTCCGACAGTGGGCGCTTGATGACACTAACTCGTATGGGGGACGACTCCCTGCTATGATTCAGGCCGTACTTGAGCCACTCAAGGTACGCGTTATTAGCAAAGGGCCGTCTGCACCTTACTTCTATTCGAAAGGATTGCAGCGCGCACTTCACACCATCATGCGTGAAATGCCCTGTTTTCGACTTATCGGTCGGCCAGTATCGCCAACTGATTTGATGGACATAGCTATCAAAGGGACCACACACAAGTGGTTCTCCGGAGACTACGAAGCGTCGACTGACAATCTGTCAGCCCGACTCGGCGCAGCCATCCTGGAGCGTCTCATCGTCGACCTCGACGATTGGGATGCCGATATCTATCGTGCGGTTCTCAAGCCGCATGCATGCCACTATCCGCATATCGAGGGTCAACCCGATATTCTGCCTGTCAACCAGCAGAACGGCCAGCTCATGGGAAGTGTTCTCTCTTTCCCTGTGCTCTGCCTTGCGAATCTTGGTCTGTATCTAACAACTGTTCTGACAGCAACACCAACGGTGGAGGAAATCTGGTCCGCGACTGACAAAGTTCTTGTCAATGGCGACGATATTCTCTACTGTGCTACCGAAGAACAATTCGAACTACACGCCGTTCTCGGCGCTTCAATCGGACTGAAGATGTCAGTTGGCAAGACCTATCTGCATAGCTCGTATGCAAATGTCAACTCAACATCTTTTGAATTCGATCTTCGATCAGAAAAGTCAACGCCCACTCAGGTTAACTTTCTGAACAGCGGTCTGTATTTCGGCCAGCACAAGGTGCTCGGGGAATCAGGTCGCGATATCGCACGCGTCGGCGTCGATCTCGAAGATCCAGAGGTGGCGGACGCTCCCCTCTGTGCGGTCGTTGGTGCATTGATGTCAGGTGCTCTACCTGGACGTCAGCGTGAACTTCTCTCCAGTTTCATCACGCAGCACGGTTCCGAGCTCATGGAAGAGACTAAAGGTCGTAATCTCTTCATCGCCAAATCGCTAGGCGGCATGGGTATCGAACGACCTGCCGGATTCACGACTGTCTTCACTCCACTTCAGCGGTCGATTGCAGCAATGCTCTATTGCCTGGCCAATCCCGTTTTCCGTGTTGTGAAACAGTCCCCGTACCGCTGGAAGGCAGCACGGGCACCAGTTCTTAAAGTTGCTGCTTGGGAGTACATCTTCTCGGAGATGAAGGCATATCGCATGCCGTACCAAGCACGTAGTCGTCGCGCGCGAGCAAAACTAGCTAAGCTTCGTGACCTCTCTGAGAGTGTCATGGAGCAAGGGTTTGTGATGCTTACCGCTGGACCTACAAAGCAACTCCCCGGACTGGTGGAGTCAATTTACGAATAGTAAGCGCGAGGCGCTACTTGCGACCTAGTCATGTCGTTAAACTGACTCGTTGGACAACGTAGAAACCATGGGGTCTACGCCTCAATACCCAAAACGGTGGTGAACTGTCATACGTATAGCATTTCAAGTCAATGCGAGCCTACATGAGCAGGCTAATATCGGGTGCGAATCCCGACGTCAACACTAACCTTAATACTTCCGTACTAAGAACAGCACAGTTGGATATCAAGTCTTTGGACGGCCAATCTGTTCGGAATGTCGAACGACTGCACGGGTATGCTCCGATCGAGCATAGGTGGAAACTAGTCTTAGGACGACCACTCTCGATCGAGTAGCGCAAGATGTACAGTCTCTCCTAGTGTATGGGAGGGCTCCCACACAACATACACCAATGCCGAAGCGAAATTCTTCGACGACCAGCGGCCAGCCACCGTCAAAACGGCAGAAAACGAATCCGCAGTCCGGACGCTCAGCACAGCGTACTAGTGCACAGTCCGGAACTCGTTCCGCATCGTCGTTCGCGGCGGCTGCGTACAGTTCCGGCCAAAAGACCACTGATCCCCACGTGGATCATGGGCCCGGCTTCCGCTCGACCCGAATCAAGCATCGCGAGTTCATCGCGAACATCCCTGGTTCGGTCGCCTTTGCGGTTGCGGCCTCATATGTGGCGAACCCCGGCCTGTCGGCCACCTTCCCATGGCTTGCCGCTCAGGCAGTCAATTGGGAGCAGTATCGCTTTCACAAGCTCTGCTTCGAGTACATCACTCGAAAGGCGGCGACAACCGACGGCTCGGTCATTCTGTCTCCGGACTATGACTCTCTTGATGCTCCGCCATCGACCGAGCAGATCGCAACTTCGTACCGCGATGTCGCAGAGGATGTTTGCTGGAAGAACCAGGACTGTGTCCTGGATCCTACGGCAATGCACCCGATGGGACCGCGCAAGTACATTCGAAGTGGCGGTGTGCCTCTCGGTGACTTGAAGACCTATGATGCAGGTGTCCTCCATGCCTGCACCGTGGGAGAAGTCGACACGTCTGATGTTGGCAAACTCTGGGTTGAGTACGACGTCGAGTTCTTCGTTCCGCAAACGAACTCGACGAGCGCACCTCTCGCGCGCACCGT